GCCCTGAAATCCGTTAACGAGGTGATGGGCGGTACGATGATTGATTACGTAACGGCTAAGATTGAGGAAACAAAGATTATGGACGTTTTCGAGTATGCGAAGAAAGAAAAGCCAGAAGAGGCAGACGATGATACATAATGGATTGGAGAAAACAAGATTGGCATACGTTAGACGATGCACACAAAAGATGGCTATTCGTCAACGAGTTTGAACAAGACACAGGTATAGATCGTAACGTCTGGTTTGACTATATGGAGAATTGGTATAACCCTAATTAATAACAATTTAAAAACAAAATTTATGGCAAAATTTGATAAAGTTATAGAGTGCCTGAATAAAGGCGGTAGTGCATGGCGCGGCGAATGGTGTGCCAAAGGTGAAAACAAGGAGATCGTAAAGCAGATACCACAGACTATCAGCAAGGAGATCGTACCGAAAATGACATCTTTACCCGATGCTATCAAACCAAAGGTTAACACCGTCGGAAACGGTGAAATAGCATACCACGACCAGGTATTGCAGATCATCTTTACCGATGATGAAAAGACCCCGGCGAGTGCAACGTATTTTATCCCAACATGGGAGGATATTTTTGCAGAGGATTGGGTAGTATTGATGCCCGCAGTAGAGTATTAGTGTTAAACAACTTTTTATAAACAATTAAAATTTTAGAATTATGATTAAGCCAATTATCAAAGAGGGTACTAAGGTAGTGTTTGGCCCGTGTCGCCTTTCCTACACCCACGTTTTCAACAAGTACAACCCAGACGGCCCAGAGGCAGAGGGTAAGTTTATGACTAACGTACTGATCCCCAAGACAGAGAAAAAGACTATCGAGGCGATCAAGAAAGCCGTAGAAGAGGCTAAGAAACAGGGTATCGTCAACAAGTGGGGTGGCAAGGAACCCAAAAAACTTGATATGCCGCTACGTGATGGCGACGAAAAGGACGATGAGAACTACGAAGATCATCTGTTTCTTAACGCCAAGAGCAACACACGCCCTGGTATCGTCGATAAGAACAAAGTGCCCATTGTTGACGAAGAAGAAGTGTACAGCGGCGTTTGGGCTATCGTATCGGTTACGTTCTTTGCCTACGACAAAAACGGTAATCGCGGTGTAGCTTGCGGCCTCAACAACATTATGAAGTTTAAAGATGATGATCGTTTCGGTGGCCGCGTTTCGGCTGAAAGCGACTTTGGAGACGTTGACCTGCCAGACGATGACGAAGATTTGTAGAACTTTTCTTTAAAGCCATAAGGTACGTTTAGATGTGCGCCCGCCGTCGTAAAGAGGTGGCGGCGGGCGTTTAGGAAACAACTTAAAGCAAGAAAAATGACAGCAACGATTTTTATATTTCTGATAGTGGCCGCAGTTATAGCGATGGCAATATACGCTACACGCGTCAGGGCTAAGAGTATCAGGCAGTTTAACCGACGTTACACAAGCCTGTACAGGATTAACCACCTATCGCAGCAGAATTTTACCAAAGCCGTAAATATCGTTATGGATTTGGTAAAGTCAGACGGTGCAGACATTGAAGTTATCTACAAAGATAAGGTACTATTTAACGGCTATATGGATATTGAGCCGGAAACAGGCAAAGACGCGCCCCATTTCTGGTACAATAAAGAAGAGTTAGACAGATACGGTATTGAATATTAAACCAGGTTAAGTTATGACTAAGAAACAGATCATAGAGAGAGACGAAAACGGACAGCCGATTATCGACGTTGCCCAGGAGGAAATACAGGCCGAAATACGGGTTAGTATTGACAAGCTGTTGGCAAAGCGTAAGAAAGCCCGTAAGAAGTACGGTAAGCTAAAGCGTACCACCTTTGAAGTTATCGAAGATAAAGGGCTGATGAATCCCGAAAGCCTGTTTGAAGAAAACCAAAAGATCGAGGCTAAAGAATCCAAGTTAGGTGCAGCAGAGCGTCAGTTTATACAGCAGATCGTTTTGCTTTCAATGCAGGTTGTATTTGAGCGTAAGATTAAGGAGGCCCAGGAAGCAGCAGCCGAGTTGGATAAACCCGTATTGCCAAAGAAGAAAAGAACAAAGAAACCCGCTAAGAAGTAAACCGTATGCGTGAATTAGGAATAGACATAGAGACTTACAGCAGCAACGATCTTGTGAATTGTGGAGTTTACAAGTACGTTGAGGCCCCGGACTTTACTATATTGCTTTTTGCCTATAGTGTTGATGGTGGCCCCGTCGTATGCGTTGACTTTGCGATGGGTGAGAAATTACCAGACGATGTATTTGCAGCCCTGACAGACCCCGACGTTATCAAGACAGCGTTTAACGCAGCTTTTGAAAGAATCTGTATTAGCGTCTATTTCTTTGGCGGTAAGTTGTTAGACCCGAAGCAATGGCGTTGTACGATGGTGTTAGCAGCCCGTATGGGTTTACCCCTATCGTTAGGTCAGTGTGGCGAAGTGCTGCATTTGGCAGAGGGTAAAATGACAGAGGGTAAGGCCCTGATACGCTACTTTAGCGTACCTGGTAAGAACGGTAAACGGCATTTGCCAAGCGACGCGCCCGATAAGTGGGAAACGTTCAAGAAATACAATATCAGGGACGTAGAGGTAGAACAGGCCATTAAAAGAAAGGTGCAGCGTCTAAAGCCCGCTGACTTTGACGAAGAGTTGTACGTAGCCGATCAGGAAATTAACGACAGAGGCGTTAAGATAGATCGTACCCTGGTTGATGCAGCGGCCCGTTTCGATGATGAATACAAAGCGCAGCTATTAGCAGAGGCACAGCAGCTAACGGGTATGGAAAATCCAAACAGCCCGGCACAGATTAAGGAGTATATCAAGAATACTACAGGCTTTACCGTAGAGACCTTGAATAAAGGAAACCTTGATACCTTAGACGAAAAGCTGATCTATTGGCCGAAAGCCCAGAGGGTAATAGCCATACGTAGGGAAATGGGTAAGACCTCAAACAAGAAATATGAGGCTATGCAGAAATGCGTTTGCAAGGATGGCAGAATACACGGGCTTTTGCAGTTTTGCGGTGCAGCCCGTACAGGCCGATGGGCGGGCCGTCTGGTGCAGGTGCAGAACCTACCACAAAACCACCTGGTATCATTGGACTTTGCCCGTAGCCTGGTACGTCAGGGTGACTTAGACGAATTTGAAATGAATTACGCCAACGTTACCCAGGTACTTAGCGAACTGATCCGTACGGCTTTCGTTGCGGAGCCTGGTAAGACATTTCACGTTTGCGACTTTTCAGCTATCGAGTGTCGCGTTATTGCCTGGCTTGCATCCGAGGATTGGGTATTGGAGGTTTTCAGGTCAAATGGTGACATCTATTGTGCCAACGCATCTAAGATGTTCAAAGTACCTGTAGAGAAGCACGGCCAAAACGCGCAGCTACGACAAAAAGGTAAGATCGCTACCCTGGCTTTGGGTTATGGCGGTGGTGTATCAGCTTTGGAGGCTATGGGCGGTAGCAAGTTAGGGTTAACCGAAGATGAAGAAAAGGAGATCGTTAAACTTTGGCGTGACAGCAACCCGCGTATAGTAAGAATGTGGGCCGTCATTGAGAAAGCCGCTATTACAGCCATCAAGACAGGCGAAAGCGTAACGGTGTACCGTAATATCGTAATCGGTAAGCGTTGGGGTATGCTGACTATAACGTTACCATCCGGGCGTACTATCTGTTATCCCCGTGCAGAGGTTGAAACAGAGTATAACGACGGTTGGAGAGGCGACCACGATATTATAGAGTATGAGGGCCTAAACCAGACTACCAAGAAATGGGGTAAGGTTAGAACGTATGGCGGTAAACTGACAGAGAACATAGTACAGGCCGTAGCCCGCGACATATTGGGCATAGTCATACTACGTGCAAAGGCAGAGGGGCTTAATATCGTTTTCCACATACACGATGAAATCATAGTAGAGGCTACACCAGATCAGACGTTAGCAGACGTTGAGGCTTTGTTTAGCAAGCCGATTGATTGGTGCAGAGACCTACCACTAAAGGGAGCCGGATATACCACACCGTACTATCTGAAAGACTAAAAACGCCTACACGGGCATATAAGTAAGTAAGCCGATAGATTACACCCCGAAGCCCTAAAAACCGCTTAGAATTGACATTTAACAAAATATTAACAATTAAACGTAAAACTTATGGCAGCAAAAGAAACAGCAAACCAGGTACACGAACAAAAGGAGCCTGAAAAAGAAAAGATAATTTGGGTAGCATCCCCATATACGGCGGTTAGTGCCTGGTTGCAATACAGATTTTAATTAGCACTATTTACAAATAATAAAAACGTAAGAGTTATGACAGGGAATCAAGAATTAAAGATGCAGCTTTTAGATAAGCTTGCAAGCAGTACAAGACCGGAAACGGTAGATTTCTGCAAAGCCGCTTTTGATTGGTTGGCAGACGAACCAAAAGAAAAGCCGACAGCGGAACCCGTAGGCACCCAGGTTAGCGCAGCTACAGAAAGTAAGCCCGATGGTATCTACCTGATATTTGAGAGTGGTAAAGCACTACCTTTCGATCCTGATAAGGGCGTAGAAAGCGACCAAGTAGAAAACGACGGCCCCGTTAAGTATATCGGTATCAAGTGGGGTAGTCATACCCTGGCAGTGGCTTTGCACGATCAGGCAAACAGCGACAATATAACGCTGACTGCAAAGAAAGACGATACCGATTACAACGGCTATATAGATAACTATCTGGATGCAGTAGCCGATTGGGACGGTAAGGCCAATACCGAACACCTAAAACAGATCGGGCTAAACAAGAATATCGCGTTATCTGATAACGAGTACATACCCGCTTTGGGTGAAATGCTTTTTGTATTCCTGAATCGTAAGGCCGTCAACCAGGCTTTAGAGGCCGTAGGCGGTACTACCATTGATGGTGTTTGGTATTGGACTTCTACAGAGTACTGCGCGACGTGCGCCTGGCTTCTGAACCTCAGCTACGGCTTCGTCCACTACGGCACTAAGGCAAGTCCCACGTTCAGAGTTCGCGCGGTTTCAGCATTTCAACTTTAATCTTTGAACTTGGTACTTTAATCTTTGCCCGGCGAAAGCCGGGCCATAACAAGGCAAACAAGATGAAGATAACAAAGAGCAACAGAAAAGCCCGAATAACAGAGCAAGAGGTTAACACGGCTTTGTACGTTTCAAGTGATGGCGATAATAACTATTATTACTATCAGCCGTACAAGGATTTGCCAATACTCTATGAGATAGCCGTACAGGTACGTATCTTAGGTTTCTGGTTTACTATCTGGAGTGCAAGCGTGGAAATTTCAGACGGTGACGGCAGGGCTATAATTCAGAAAAGAGCAAGTGAAATAATAGAATTATTGGAGGGTATATTATGAACGACGAAACAAAGAAACACCCTGTTTGGGTGCAGTTGGAATTATTCCCCGAAATGAAAGCCGCTAAAGCGGGGGGGGATCAGTCAGTAACCAATCAAAATGATACAGCCAAATGAAAGCGAAACTTTGCCGTACTTGCATATCCTACAATCCTGATGATGAAATGCCAGGCTACGGTACTTGCGATCTGACGGACTGCCAGGTTTGCGAGTACAGGCAAGGTTGCATAGATTGGCGGCATCATAAAATTTGGAGGCCCTGACAATGGATAAGAAACAGCAGCTATACGGAGTTACGGCGATTAACCGATTATCGCACAAACGCGAAATCATTTCTAATGCAGCCGACTTTGAGACTACAGAACGGAAACGTAGGAACCTGTTAAAGACCAGGCCGGAGAAACGCCCGTACATCTATCCTCTAGCGGTCAAATATCCCAGACAACTTAATTTATTTACAAAGCAGTTAGACGTATGAAATTCAGTATAAGCAAAAACAGATTATTAGGTGTGTTGTTACACTTGAAAAACGCCGTACCATCCTGGAAAACGGCTAATGGTAGTGCAGCGGGTTACGTTTGGCGCAGTTTCATTTTTGAGGCTAAAAACGATAACCTGGTTATTCAGGCTACAGACAGCGAGATTTTAATGAAAGAAGAAATGAGCCTGTTAGAGCCTATAGAGGAAAACAAGACTTTTGCCGTTGACGCGACACAGCTTATTAAGGCCATCAAGACGCTTGACGATCAGCCGTTAGATTTTGAGGTTTTGGAGTACCAGGTAATAGTACACCACGAAACGGGACATTTCGCTTTACCACTTGCACAAGGTATAGAGTGCTATTTTGATGGTAAGGGTATAGGCGTTGACTACAGAGAAGCAAAGTACCTGAATATTGAGGCCCCAGGGCTTAAATCTATCCTGGCACGTTGCGCCTATGCAATGGCCGACAATTATTTACGCCCCGTAATGAATGGCGTATATCTGGATATGAAGAAAGAGGGCACTAACTTTGTAGCATCCGACGTCCATAAGCTAATCAAGATCAGCAAGCCGACTATAAAGGCCGAAAATGATAGCACGGGTTTGGTGATCCCTAAGAAAGTTGTTAATATCTTACTAAAGGTTTTGCCAGATACGGATTTTGTGCAGATGTGGTTTAATCCGTATGATCCTAATCTGGATAAAGAGGAATCAGAGAAACGGCCCGCAACAGCTTGTAAGATCGAGGTAAACGATATGAGTATAACGTTTAGACCCATAGAGGGCAGATACCCAAACTATGAAAGCGTAATACCCACCACGTACAACAGCACGCTTACGGTTGACCGAAAGGCACTAATCAAGTCCCTGGATCGTCTTAGCCTGTTTGCCAACAGCAGTAGCGGGTTAATTACTATTTACCTGGAACCTGACAAAATGCAAATGCAGTCAGAAGATAAGGATTTTGAGCAGTCAGCAGTTGATACGATACCCTGTAAGTATGATGGGGGTAAGTTACGCTTTGGCATGAAAGACCACAGCCTGTTACAGACTTTGCGTAATTTCAACGCCCCTGATGTAGTATTTAAGCTGATCGACCAAAGTAGGGCTATTATCATAGGCCCGACGATCCAACCAGAGAGCGAAGATATAACGGCTTTACTAATGCCGATGTTAATTAATGACTAAGCCCTGTATAGTATGAAAGTACCCGTACCAACTTTAGAAGATTTCCCGGCAGACCGCGCTAATTGTGGTAATTGTACCAGGAAAGCCGTAGTTTGCCCACGAAGCAAGAATAACAAACAACAGTAACGGATTGCTTTACGGCTTTGGTAATCAGGTAACGGGTATCATATACCGTTGCGTAAACTATACAGGCCCATTTAAGAAGTAAGTATGAAACGGGCTAAGTGTAACTTTTGTGCATACCTGAATTACGACTTTATCAATGACAGGTACGATGATCGCCAAGATTTCGTTTGCGGTTTACACGGATCAGCCCAAGTTAACCCTAACGGGCCACAGATGGATTTAGACCATAAAGGCGGTTGCGGATTTAGCCCCAAATACAAGGGCGAACAACTTACGTTAGATTTCAAATAGTAACAATATAACACGTATCATTATGGCAAAACAAGAATTTACAAAAACGCTACGTCAGACAATGACAGCGGGATTTCTTAAAGTCCTGATAGAAAAACTTGCAAACGAAGAAAACCCGTTTGATATGAAAGTACGTAGAATTGATCGCGGTATATGGGAGGTTGACGTACTGACAACTGAAAAGGAATATGAGTATTTCCACGATCTGCTATGCGATCTGAAATAATTAAAGCGTATGAAACTACAGCATGATTTCACGTTGGATATAGCGACAGCCCACAGCCGACTATCTAAGAAGTGGAAAAACAAGAAATGGCAGTGGAGCGAGTTAGTAGCCAGGTGCAGCGAAACGAAGCGTACAGGCGAAAGCGTCAGCGAGTATATGAAAATGACCCGCGAGGAACAAAGCGACATCAAGGATGTTGGCGGTTTTGTAGGCGGTTATCTTTCAGGTGGTACACGTAAGACGGCTAACGTTATGTGGCGTAGCGTTGCGACGCTTGATATTGACTACGGCACGCTGAATGTGTGGGACGATTTCACTATGCAATTTGACTTTGCGGCCATGCTTTACAGCACCCACAAGCATACAGCAGAGAAACCGCGCTATCGCCTGGTATTCCCATTGAGCCGTAACGTTAAGCCTAACGAGTATGAGCCGCTTTGCAGAAAGATAGCTGATGCCGTAGGTATTGACCTGTTCGACATTACGACGTATCAGTTACCGCGCCTGTTCTATTGGCCGTCAACGTCTAAGGATGGTGACTACGTATTTGAGTACCAGGACGGCCCCGCTTGCGACGTAGATAAGGTACTGAAAAGTTACGTTAACTATGCGGACGTGTCAGAGTGGCCCGTATCAGCCAGAGAGGGCGACGTTATAGCCCACGAAATACGTAAGGTGGGTGATCCGTTGGAAAAGCCCGGATTGATAGGCGCGTTTTGCCGTGCATACACTATCGAGGACGTTATAGATACATTCCTACAGGATGCCTACGAAAAGACGGCCACAGATGGACGCTATACCTATAAGTTAGGCAGCGTAGCCGGGGGCCTGGTATGCTATGAGGGTAAATTTGCCTACAGCCACCATGAGACAGACCCGGCAAGTAAGCAGCTTTGCAACGCTTTCGACCTTTGCCGTATTCACCTGTTTGGCGTACATGATGAGGGAACCAGGCAAACGGATATTACCAAATTGCCGTCGTACCTGAAAATGCAGGATTTTGCGGCCAAAGATAAGAACGTACGCGTATTGCTCACTAAGGAGAGACGCGCCGACGTTAAGGCTGATTTTGAGGGTGTGGATTTCACGGATGCCGGGGATAGCGCAGCTACAGAAACCAATACGGATTGGATGGCCGATTTAGAGTACGACAGAAAAGGTGCTATCAAATCGACGCTGAAAAACATTATCTGTATTCTGGAAAACGACCCGATGTTAGCAGGGCACTTGTGGCACGATCTGTTTAGCGGCTTTGACCTGGTAAGAAACGGTTTACCCTGGGATCGTAAGGCGAATCAGTGGGGAAACCGCGACGATGCCAATTTACGCGTTTATCTGGAAGAGTACTACGGAGTAACAGGTAAGGATAAGATCAAGGATGCAAAGGACGCGGTATTTACCCGTCACAGAATACACCCGATACGCGAGTACCTTAACGGCCTGGTGTGGGATGGTGTACCACGACTTGAAACTATGATGGTTGACTATCTGGGTGTAGAAGATACCAGGCTAAACCGTGCAATGACGCGTAAGCATTTCGTTGCAGCCGTAGCCCGCGTTATGCAGCCGGGTTGTAAGTACGACTATTGCCTAATCGTAACAGGTGCAGAGGGAATAGGTAAAAGTACCCTGTTTGCCGTTATGGGCGGTGAGTGGTTTAACGACAGCCTGGTAACGATGGAGGGTAAAAGCGGTATGGAACAGGCACGCGGTGGATGGGTTATAGAGTTGCCCGAATTGGGCAGTATCAAGCGATCCGACGTTGAACAGGTAAAAGCCTATATCAGCCGTCAGGATGATACATACAGACCCGCTTACGGTACGGTTACGGAAAAGCACCCGCGCCAATGTATATTTTGTGGAACCACCAACGAAACATACTTTTTGAAAGGTGACACGGGAAACCGTCGTTTCTGGGTGATGGCTGCAAACACAGACTTACGTAAGCATGAGAACGTTAAAGCAGACCTGACAGCAGAACGTGATCAGCTTTGGGCCGAAGCCGTAGAGTATTGGCGAAGAGGCGAAAAGCTATACCTACCCGCAGACCTGGAAAGGGAAGTCCGTAAGAAGCAAGCCGATTATAACGACGAAGCCGACGACCCGATAAAAGATATGCTAATAGCATATCTTGACACTAAGTTACCGCCAGATTGGGCTACCTGGGACTTAGCAAGGCGTAAAGCCTGGTTTAAGAATCCCGACCCATTGGACGCGGAGGCTACAGATACCAGAGAGCGTTTTTGCGTTGCAGAGTTTCTTTGTGAGCGTCTGGGTAAGGACATGAGCGATAAGGACTATAAGTATATGGCCCGTAGGGTTGGGCGTATCATAGATGATTTGCCCGATTGGGAGCGTATCAGTACGACTAAGCACGCCATAGCCCTGTACGGAATCCAAAAAGGGTTTAGGAGAAAGGTAATTTTAGACGAAGATGATGCAGATATTTAAGTAGAAAAATGGTAAACCAAAGGTAAACCAAACGGGCCAAAATGGTAAACCGAGTAAACCAAACTACATTTTTTAACAATTAGTGAGGTAAACCAAGTAAACCAAAGGTAAACCAAATAAATCCGTTTTAGTTTACCGCAAAACCCCGATAAATAAAGGGTTTGCAGCAATGGTAAACCAAGTAAACCAAAATTTTAGTAAAAATGTATAAGAATAAAAATACATATAAAAATAGTAGTAAACGGAGAACCAACGCGTACGCGTACGCGAGACTTCTAAACGTTATCGCACGAAATGTTACCCGCGTACGCGCGAGGATTTGGTTTACCGACTAAAAAAGTAGTGAATATGAAAAAGCAAGTAGAAAACATAGTTAGACATTCCGAGGTATCGGAAAAAGCTATAGAGGCATATTTGGTTAGGCGTTGCAAAGAAAGTGGTTTGCTATGCCTGAAATATTCAAATGCCAATACGACGGGCTACCCTGACAGAGTGGTTTGTTTACCACATTGTAACGTAGTATGGGTAGAACTTAAAAGCAAAGGTAAGAAACCCACGAAGCTACAGGGGATCAGACACCAGGAGTTACGGGAGTTGGGACACCAGGTATTTGTAATCGACAGCAAAGAGGGTATAGATAAACTGATAAGCGATACCGACGTAATGAAAGAGTATCTTAATAGTATTCACGAATAAGAAGCAGAGCGTATGAAATTCAGACCTTACGAATATCAGCAGACAGCGATCAAGTGGATAATTAATAATCCACGTTGCGGCTTATTCCTGGATATGGGATTGGGTAAGACGGTTAGCACCCTGACAGCGATACAACAACTTATGGATGATTGCGAGATTAGCCGTACCCTGGTAGTAGCCCCGAAGAAAGTAGCCGAAACCACCTGGACTACAGAGGCCCAAAAGTGGGATCATCTAAAGAACCTGAAAGTAGCAAAGGTGATGGGTACAGAGAAGCAGCGTAAATTGGCCCTGGCAGAAAAGGCAGATGTTTACGTGATCGGACGCGACAGCTTTGTTTGGCTTGTAGGTATCTTTGGCGGTATGCTACCGTTTGACGTATTGGTTATAGACGAACTAACGAGTTTCAAGAGTTCAAAGAGTAATCGGTTTAAGGCTATGCGTATGGCTACGCCTACAGCCAAACGGGTTATCGGACTGACAGGAACCCCGGCACCAAACGGCCTGATTGATCTTTGGGCACAGATGTATTGTATTGATATGGGCGAGAGGTTAGGCAAATCGGTTACTAAGTATCGTGAAACCTATTTTGAAACCCACAAGTGGAATAATATAATAGTGCGTTGCAACGTTAAGAAAGGCTACGACGAAGTGATACGTAAGAAGATTGCAGATATATGTTTGTCGATGCAAGCTAAAGACTACCTGCAATTACCAGACCTGATTAACCACACTATCAAGGTGCAGTTATCTACGGCCACCATGCAAGCCTACACCAAGTTTGAACGTGAAAAGGTATTGCAGTTTCAGGACGAACACCAGGGAGAGACGGCAAACGTATTGGCACAGAGCGCAGCAGGTTTGATGAATAAGTTAAGTCAGTTTGCTAACGGCGCGATCTACGACGAAGATAGAAACGTACATAACGTACATGATGAAAAGTTAGACCGTCTGGCAGAGATCATAGAAGCGGCCAACGGCAACAGCGTTTTGGTATTCTATCAGTATAAGCACGACGCGGCCAGGATTGCCGAGAAGTTCAAAGGCTACCGCGTGAAAGTCTATACAGATGAAAAGCAACTGATAGAGTGGAACGCCGGACAGGTTGATATACTATTGGCGCATCCGGCATCTACGGCCTTTGGCCTCAATATGCAAGACGGCGGACACTACATAGTCTGGTTTGGTACAGGTTGGAACCTGGAACTATACCAACAGGCCAACGCACGTTTGCACCGTCAGGGACAGCAGTACCCGGTACAGGTGTACAACCTGGTTTGCAGTGGAACCGTTGACGAAAGAGCCGTAACAGCTTTGGAGAATAAGAAAGGCGTACAGCAAGGTTTGTTGGATAGTCTTAACTACCTGATACGTAAGCATAGTGATTTAAAATAAAAAAAACAAACAGAGATATGGCAAAGGACAAAGAGTATAACAAGCTGATCCACAAAAACAAGTGGCTAAAGCTACGTAAGGCAAAGCTATCAAGTAACCCGATATGCGAGAGGTGTAAAGAGAAACCCGCCACAGAGGTACACCACATCAAGCCCGTTGAAGATGGCATAGGCATTGAACGATACAGGTTAATGTACGATCCACACAACCTGAAATCACTTTGTCACGATTGCCACGTATTGACACATACGGAAATGGGACGTAGTGGTAAGGCCCATGCGAAGAGGAAAGCAAAAGAACAGCTAAAGGACTTTTGTAAAAAATTCCTCATTTGTGAAATAATCTTTAAAATGTTAATAGGGGCGGGCATTTTTTAACAGACGGGAGTAGGGGTTAAACCTCGCCCAAACCTTTCTTCATGCGAGAGTGATTTTTTGGGGCTGTGGGGGCTAAGACCTTTTAACGTTTCCCATATTGATTTGCCTATTTTTGGATATTAAATAAAACGATATATGAATTACGACGAAGCATTTGATTTCGGTATTTTCGGAAAGCCCGAAGCAAAGCCGGAGCCTGAAAGCCAGGTAACGCCAGACGATAACGACGGCCTGGCTAATGCAGCCGTAGCGAAGCGGGCGCACAGACGTACTAAGGAATGTACCGAATTATCGCAACGCTATGAGTATCGACGCGCATTTAGCGAAGTTAAGATGTTGGAGGCCATGCGGTACGTCAGATTGGAAAACGGCGTTACCTACAATTTCATTACGGCGGGCGACGTTGACAGCCTAACGTATCTGAAAGTGGTACTTAATCAGCATGATTTAGACTATTGCCTGCTATCTACCTGGTGTATGGCCGCAGAAGATATTTTGCAGGTGCAGCAGTGGTACGATGCAGGGCGCATTAAGAAACTTGATATGTATCTGGGTGAGATTTTTCCCGGATCGTACAAAATCGAATGGCAGATGGTTAAGAAATTCTATGTAGAACACCCAGAAGCCGGACGCGCCGCAGTATTCAAGAATCACAGCAAGATTTATGCGGGCTGCAATGAAGCCGATAATTTCTATTTCGGTATTCAAACGTCGGCCAATATTAACACGAATCTGCGAACAGAGCAAGGCAGCATTATTATAGATCGCGGGTTGTATGAGTTTTACAAAGAGTATTTCGACGGCATTAATTCTTTTGAAAAATGATACAGGACAAAGAGCAGAAGAAAGCGGCTATAGTAGCCGAGATCATAAGACAGAAAGGCTTTAAGGGTATAGCGTGTACTGCAATAGGCTTGAATCACCGGACGTTCAGGCAATGGATGGCCGAGGACGCAGAGTTTAAGCAGGCCGTAGATGATGCCGTAGAGTTTGCCAAAGAGTACAGGGATGAATTGGCGGAAAAGGCTTTGTTTGATCTGGTAGAGGCAAAGGACACTACGGCGGTGATCTTCTATAACAAGACGCGCAATAAGCACAAGGGATATACAGAGCGTTTTTTACCACAGCAGCCTAAAGAAGAGCCGAAGCCGGAAACACCCGCTTTGTCAGGGACTACGACAGATGAAGAGACGGCCAAGCGCATTAAGTCAAAGATCAGCGGTAAGAAAGCCTACCTGGTTAAGTTGCTCAAAGAGCAGGGCAAATATACGGCTGAATTGTCGATACAGGCCACCGTCACAGCGCAGCTATTGGTACGTACTGAAATCCTGGCAGAAGAGATTTTGGCAGACGGCCACGATGCCATTAACGTAGAAGTTTCCAGGGAGGGCAACGAGCGTAAGAGTATCAGCCCAAAGGAAAAGCTATATTTGGACTTTGTAGAGAAGAGCCAGAGGGCGTTAAGGGCTTTGGGTATGAATACCGATAGCAAAGACCGTAAGACAGACGGCGACGATTTTAAAAAGTTCATGGAGGAATTTAACGACGATAGTAACGATTAAAAATATAGCGAAATGGAATTAGAGAAAATCAAAATGTATTCAATCCGGGCGCATGAGATAGCAACGGCGCACGGTTTCCACGATGAAAAGAAAAGTGATGCCCATTGGCTTTGCCTGGTTATCAGCGAGGTTATGGAGGCGGTAGAGGCAGACCGTAAGGATTACAGGGCCGATATGATAGGCTTTATACAAAACACCTACCTGCATCCAGACTTTGCGGAGCGTTACGAAGCCTACATAAAGGGCAGTGTTGAAGAGGAATTGGCAGACGCGGTAATACGTATCTTTGATTTGATCGGTGAGAAGTACCCCGATATGCGGTTAGGTGATGGCTTTTACCCGAAGCCGGAGCCGGACAAGTTGTTTACCGAAAAAGCCCCCGATCTGATATACGGCATTTTAGGCCCTGACAGAATACAGCTAATAGACAGCATTAACTATATTGACGAATGGGCCAAACAAATAGGCTTTGATATTGAGTGGCATATTAAACGTAAGATGGACTTTAACGCGCAGCGTCAGAGACTACACGGTAAAAAGTATTAAGCTATGACCCAGGAAGAAAGGAGAAACGAAAGAGAGTATAAGAAGCAGGTAGTAGAGGAACTACAGGCGAACTTAGACGGCTATCTGGCTGATTACGCGTACGCACTTGAAGATACCGACAAGCGGTTACGTCAGTACGTAATAGACGTAATCAGCAATCCGGACGATCATAACCTGTATGAGCATTTGAAGATACGTAGGTTTTTCCAGATGCTTGACCGTTGGGATTGGAGGGCAAAGCGCGTAAAGAAAAAAATACGCCTGTATGAGAAATTGAAGTTTAGCGGTACGACGGGACGGCAGCGTTACAAGTTGACCCCGGTACAAGTCTTTCAGTTTGCTAACCTGTTTGGCTTTGCCCGGCCTGATGGCCGTAGGCTGATCCGTACAGCGTATATCTTTGTGCCCCGTAAGTTCAGTAAGACCACCTTTGCGGCTTTCCTGGCTGTTGATGATATGCTGTTTGGCGATTATAACGCAGAGGCTTACGTAGGAGCCAATAGTTACGATCAGGCGAAAAAATGCTTTAACGAGGTACGTAGTATAATGTTCGACTTAGACCCCAAACAAAGGCATTTCCGAATTAACCGTGAAACGGTATCTTTCAAGGATCGAGGCCGTGAGAGCCTGGCACAATGCCTAACGGCCAACGCCCAGACGAAAGACGGTTTGTTTGCATCCCTGGCGATCTTAGACGAATACGCCCAGGCACGTAACACGGCTAACAAGAACGGCGCAGACCTAAAGAACGTACTTACTACATCTATGGGACCGCGTAAGAATCCGCTAACGGTGATTATCACTACGGCAAGCGACGTGATAGATGGGCCGTGCTATAAGGAATTGGAGGGTGTGAAAAAGGTATTACGCGGTGAGGCTGAAAACGACGTTATGTTTGCCGATCTGTTTCTACCAGATGCCGACGATGAAGAGGGCGACCCAAGAACCTGGCGAAAGGTGCAGCCCCATTTGGGCATTACGGTGCAGCCGGACTACTACGAAATCGAGTGGCAGAACGCGCAGCTATCAGCCGAAAATATGTTGGCGTTTCGCACTAAGCTGTTGAACATCTTTACGGTCAATGAGATAAAGACCTGGTTTGGCTATCAAGATGCAAAGGCACTTACGGGTAACTTTGATATTGACGGCGTTAAGGGCCGTCCAGATTGCGCGGTAGCTTTCGACCTATCGGTGCATGATGATTTCAGCGCAGTAGCCTACACGATCTATGTACGCGAAAGCAAACGTTTCTACAGCCACGTAGATTACTATTTCCCGGTAGGTGCTTTGAAAGGGCACCCAAACGAAAGGCTTTACCGATTGTGGCATGAGCAGGGGCACTTGAAATTTTGTAAGGGCCGTAAGATAGACGTAAGGCAGATAGCTAACGATATACAGGCACGATCTAAGGTGCTTAACATAATACGTATCGGCTACGACGGTTATAAGGCCCAGGATTTGGTTAACATACTACGCGCTATGGGTGGTGATAAGCAGCTGCAATCATACAGCCAGACTTACGGCAATTTCAATTTGCCCGTAGAATCGTTTGAAATGTTGGCGTATGATGATCCACCACGTATAACGTTGAACGATAACCCTATTAACGTCTATTGCCTGACAAATTGCGTATTGGATGAAGATAACCTGGAGAATAAGAAGCCGTTGAAGATTTCCCAATATCGTAAGATAGACGGTGTGATAGTCGTACTTATGACTTTGGGCCAACTCTACACCTTTGAGCGATAGCAAAAGCGGGGCAGCGTTTCACAACGCCGTCCCGCCTGCATGGAATGAAAAAGGACTGTCGGTTAATTCTGATCTAAGCCATCATAGCCGCTGCCGCCCGTCTGGTTGCCGCCATTCGCGGGGCTTTGGCCGTTACTGCCGGATGGGTTGTTTCCGGTGGTGTCGGCGGTCTCGCCGTCAGGCTCGTAGTAGTTGCCGTCACCGATGTACTTGTCAGCCTCCTTGAACTTTGCATCGGCGAAGAGGTTGCGGGCACGGAAACGCTTGCCCAGGAAGAGCGAGTTCGTCGATACGCACGGAAATGTTAACGGAATCAATTATGCGCCGTAACGCGCCGTTTTGTCCTGTTATATGCCGTTATTCTTTGCTTTGTCTCGCAAAAAAGCACTATCTTTGCACTGTCAAAGGATGATATGGAAAAGTTCAGGGTAAGAGAATACGGCAGAATGGAGTTGGCGGGATTGTATTGCAGTACGATCCTGCCAGAATCGGCGTGGAAGAAATTCCGTAAGTGGATGGCGATATATCCGGGATTGATGGATAGGCTTGCCGCTATGGGCTACAGCGACCACTGCCGCAGCTTTACGCCCGCACAGGTGCAGGCGATAGTCGATGCCTTGGGTGAGCCTTAGAATCTGAATATTGCAAATCGGGGTTTTCAGTGTCTCAAAATCGCGTTTTGCGGCATTCAATTTCCGGAAAGTGAATAATACTAAAGCAGCCGCCCCGAGTGAGGCGGCTGTTTGCGTTATTTGTGTACTGTCTTTTTTCCGTTTTGTATCACTATGCCTTTGTCGCTTTCAGTAGCGGGAGTGCCGTCGAGGCGGTAGGCTTTGCCGCCTGTTGCGTCTGATCTGGTGGCACGAATACCCGACGATCCCTCTTTGGCTAATGTCATAGTGCCTGTGTAGTCGTAGGATGCTATTTGCATTATGCCATTGCTGAATTGCAGAATACGGAAATTTACGAAGAAGTTACCGCCGTTCCAGGGTGCAAGATGCAGGTAGTATTTTTCCGTTTGCCCGCGAGAAACCCAGAAGCCTTTAAACATAGTTGTAGACCCGTCGGCATAGGTCATAGTAGTATAGTTACCGTCGGCAAAGGTAATGGCCGTTACTGTCTTATCTCTGTCTTCGTGGTTGAAACTGCTGAATTGGCCGATCATATCAGTTACGCCCCATGTTCCGATTAGGATTTCTTCGTCAAGGTCACTAATAATTCCTTGTGCGTTTGCACTCATTCCGAGTGTCAGAAACGCGATTGCTAAAAATAACTTTTTCATAAACAGATACATATTTTACTATACTAATGGTACAGAATATGGTTGCAAAAGTACTAAAAAATGTATAAGTAAGTAAGTTTTTTAAGGAAAAATTTGGTTATTTAGGGTAAATTATGTAATTTTGCAGTGTCATACATTTCAGAGGGCGGGCGATGAAGAGCCTGCCGACTTGAGTGAGCAGGCTGTTTTTATGTTCTGACTTGCGGTAGCCAAAGCAATACATATTGCGGCTGTCTAACCCCGTGTGGAGCATTAATGTGCCCACTGCCCTCTGAAGGTGTATGACAACGGGAAGTGGACAGCCGTTTTTAATTTGTCCTGTAACGCCAAAAATGTCATATATGGCGACACAGACTTTAGAAAATCCTGTTATTCAGGTCAGCGGTACGGCTACGGTTGAGCCGAGCGTTGAGGTGGCTAACCTTTGCGAAATCAAGGACGGCCAGGTAGTAACGACATCCTTGCGCGTTGCGGAGATTTTCAGCAAGGAGCATAAGAATGTTTTAAGAGACATTCGTGAGTTGGATTGCAGCGACGAATTCCGAGGGCTCAATTTTGAGCCGTCGTTAAAAATCAGGCAGTTACCTAACGGAATGGGTGAACGCCAAGACCCCTACTATTTGATTACCCGCGACGGCTTTGTTTTCCTTGTGATGGGCTTTACAGGCAAGACCGCCGCGAAGTTCAAGGAGGCTTACATCAGGGCTTTCAATGTGATGGAAGAGCGTTTGCGCCGTATGCAGAGCAGCCCGCGATACACGATGGCCGATTCGCCCCGCCTTGTGCATGAGCATCTGGAGCGTAT